TAAAATACCCTTAACGATAGTTCTTCCACTCTCGTCCTCGTTTACTCTACCTTCGAATAGGTTTGTTTCTATTAATAAATTTGCCATTATGCTCCCCAAGTTTTTCTTTTCTTAAACAAATCAAAAAAGATTGCTGATACTTCTTGTCTGATGATTTTTCTTATTATATCTTTATCAGACTCATTAAGGTCTTCGTTAATTTTTCCTTTTTTGAAATTAACGACTTCCTCATTGATGATATCATACAACTCTCTCTTAGTCATTTTATTTTATTTTACCTTTTTTTGCATCTCTTTTTAATTCCATGAGAGCATTGATTTGGTCTTGTATAGCAGATTCCAAACTTACATTTCTGTATTTAGCTTGTTTTCTAACTGCTAACATAGCGATTCTTTTTTCTTCGGTAGATACTCCTTCGTTTACCGACTCATCTTTTTTTTTACCGTCTTTTTTCTCTATTGCTTTTTGAAGTGCTGGTGGTAATTTTTTTTGAGCATCAGTTAATTCAGATACTTCTTCCTTTTTTGCTCCTCTACCTTTCCAAGTTTTTTCAATCTTGTTAAAGAATTTCTTTTTTTCTTCATCAGACATTTGTGGAATAGATTTACCAGCTTTTTCTAAAGCTCTTTTGAAAAATTCTTGATATTCAGATTCTTCAATCATAGTTTCTTTAACTATGTTTTTTAATGCTTCTCTTGTTATTTTCATTTTTCAATCTCCTGTATAGTTTTAGCGATATTTATCAATCGCTCCTTTATCTTATAAATATGAGTATTTGTTCTTTTCCAATATTGATTGGAATCTAACTCATTCATTGTTTTAATCTTATTGTACCAATTAAAAAACTTTTCAGTTTCTCTAAGTTGATACTTAAGTTCTTTTAAACCCATTGCCATCTTCTTATGAGGATGCATTGTTTCATCGTTTTTTAATTCTAACCAACGATTTACTGGTCTTTTGGATTTAGCTTCATTTAGTTCTTCATCCATTTTACCAACTATCTTATATCCAAATTGGGTTGCAATCTTTTTCTTACGTTTTTTATCTTTAGTACCACCATCAGAAAATGCTGCAGGAGTATTATACCCAGCGACATTACCTGTTGCAGTTGCCTCATCCAATTCTTTTTCTACTTCTTGGATAAGTTCTTCTAAAAATTCTTTAAGATTTTTTTCCATTGACATTTTTTATCTCCTTAACCAATTCATAAGACATCATTAAAGCTGAAACTTGTGTATCGTTAATTTTTTTACCGATTTTCTGTTTTTTCAAAACATTTATTGTTTCTCTCAACTTTATTTTTGTAATCTTATCTTTCATACCTTTATACATTGAATGTAATTCAGTAATAGTTTTGATTAATTCTGATTCAAAATATTCGTTGAACTTTGATGTATTAGTTACATTGTTAATATACTCTCTCAATAATCCTTTTTGTGATTCATCTAGAGAAGTATATTTTTTATTAAAAGTTTCAACAAGAATCTTATATGTCAATAATCTGAGGTCTTTTTCTTGTTTTTTGTAATCCTCTACTAACTTATTAGTTTTTATATTATTATCTTTATTTGTGTTCGAAGATATGGATATATGTTCTACTAATGTTTCTTTAGCATTAAATACATCTTTTACATTTAAAACATCTAATTTTTTTCCTTCAAATAATTTGTGTATTGAAGCTAATATTTTATAGTTAGTTACTGGAGAAGATAAGAAATTATTAATTTCAAAGTTTTCTTTTATTGATTTTATTAAATTATACTTTTCTCTTTGTAGTTTTTTGTACTCAATCTTACCATGAGCTTCTAATATAGCAGATATAAACTTTTCTGCTTTTGTATCTGTACTATATTTTTCATTAATTAGTAAATTAAATAGTCTTAATTCTTTAGAAATTTCTGAGCCCTTTCCATAGAACTCAGCCATAATATTCTTTGCTTTTTCTTCTGTTCCATTAATCACTTCTAAAGTAATTTGTCTAGTCAGAAGTTCAAATAAGAATCCTGTGTTTTTAAATTTCGAGTGTTTTATTTTTTTCATTTGTCTATTTTCCAATTATGATATAGTAAATTTTCTCTTATTATAAATATAAAAATATAAAAGATAAATTAATTTTCAGTATCATTAATGAGGTTTTCCTCATCTAACATACTTTTTAGTTCGTGTAAATACTTTCGTTTTGATGAAATCCCGCTAATATATTTTGCAGCTTTTTCTTCAGAAGTTGTGTTCTTTTTAGCACTTCTTCTTTCTTTATCACCTAATGGGTCTCTACCAAATGGAGATTTATCTTTTTTATAAGTTCCACCTTCTCTTGGTCTACCACCTTTATCCTTGATTTCTTGTTTTAGTTTTTCAATTGATTCTTCAATATCATCTGGTTCTTCCTCTTCCATTGCAGGGTCATTACCCTCATCTTCAATAGAACGGAATCTGAATCTATCTTTTAAGTCATCTAACATTGCAACTCTTTGTTCATCTTGCTCACCATCTGATAATTTAAATACATTTTCATATACCCAATCTTTGGATAACATATTAAGAGATTGAATATCTTGAGCTAATCTAATTTTTTCACTCCACAAGTTTAATTTTTCTTGTTCATAAATAAACGATGGATTTACTAACTGTAATTCAAAGTTAGTCATTTCAGGACCTGTAATTCCTTGTGAATATAAATGTACGATTGCAATCTTAGATAATTCAGATACTACTGTTCTCTGTATTCTTTCAATTGTTCTTGCAAATCTTACATCTTCTGCAGCTAAAGTTGCCTTACCACTTACTTGTTCTTCATATCCTAAATATGCTTTTGGAATTTTAAGTGCTGCAAATAATTTGTTTTTTAGATAATCAATATCTTCAATACTCGCGTATTCCAAACCAGATAGGTTATCAATTGATGTTCCACTATCACCACCACGAACAGGAAGATAGAAATCTTCTGTTAGGTTTTGCATATTGTACTTTAAATTGTAATCACCAGTATTTCTATCAACAAAAGGAACTTTCTTCATTTTGTTCATAATTCTTTGCATATAGTTATCTACTTCTGTTGGTGGGATATTTCCTATATCTACTTTGAAAACTCTTTTTTCTGGTGCTCTCATGATTCTATGGATTAACATAGCATCTTCCATAAGAGATAATTGTTTCCATAATCTTCTAGCATTTTCAATCATTGATTTTCCATATGGTAACCAGTTTGTATCTGCTAATAATCTAAAGTGTGCAACTTCAAAGTTTTCATATTCTTCTTTTCCATTCGGGTCTTCAGTAATTTTAAACTTTACTGAATTTGGATTCGATGGGTCAGTTCTTTCTAATCTTTCTGTATTGTAAACTGAATGAGGTGTTACATTAACAATACCCTTACCTTCAGCGATTTCTAAACCTAAGAAGAAATCTCCATACTTACACATATTTCTTGTCCATGGCCATAAGTTGAATTCAATATTAAGAATATCATAAAATAAGTTTCTTAATATTTCTTGAACTTTTTCATTATCTGATACGATTCCTAGAGTATCACCAAATTCGTTTTTTAGTGTTGATTCATCTGCGTATATATCAAGAGCCGATGCCAATATTGGGTCGTTATCCATCGCATCGTAATCTCTAAAAACTTCTCTACGAACTTGTTGGTATGCCATTGATTGAGCACCACCTGCTTGTTCGTAAAAACTTTTTTGGAGTTTCGTGTATCTATCTCTTAAAGAAGATAAATTTGTTTGTTGTCTTTCATCGGTATCGAAAACTTTTCTCTTACCATCTTTATCGACAGTAACAACTGCCTGAGCTCTAAAGAGTTTAGTTAACCTACCAAAAAATGAAGTATCTGCCATTTTGTTCCTAATTTAAATTTATAACCTTTATTTTGTTTTTACCACTTTCTACATGACCAGTATCTAGCCTTATGCCTTGGACCTGGTGAATCACAGTTGTGTCTAGCTCTGAATGCTTTTCTTGCATCAGGATTATTCTTTCGAATAGACATTGTCTTTTCTCCTGATTTCTTTGCTGAACTTCCACCATGACCAAAGTTTACTTTTACAACATTGCCTTTAGGGTTTTTGACATATACTTTGAATTTTTTTGTATCACCTTGCATCGGTTTTCCAAGCTTAACTGTTCTACCTTGGTATTCCGCTTCATTCATATCACATTTATATTCTTTCATGAATTCACAAAATTCTTTTATATCGTGATAATTTTCGACATTATATTCTTCTGTGTGTATATATTCATTTAGTAAGCTTTTCATTGATATCATTATTTATTTCTCCTTATATTATAAATATATAATTATTTAATTAACCAAGTTAAATCCTCATTATTATCACCAACCCTCATTTTCCAAGGATTTTCTTCTAATTGAGAATTACCACCAAATCCCATTCCAGCAACATCTAATTGATGTGCTCCAATACCACCTAATGCTTGTTTAGTTAAATCAATTCCCTCTTGTCTTAATCTTAATGCAGTATCTCTAACCCACAAACCGATTGATAATGACATTGTTAAATCATCATTATAACCTCTCATAGCTTCTGCTCTGTTTCCTCTCCATATAAATGTAAATAATTCATCTATTGTTCGTGTAGAACGAATTGTTACAGATTTTTCTCTGATATATTGTTCTAGTTTGGAAATGATTAGAGGTCTTGTTTTAGATGTTGTACTAAAACCTGCAGTTAATCCTCTTTCTTCTCTATTGTATTTATTATGTATTTGATTTTCAACATCTACATACTTTAAATCTTTACTCATGTAGAACAGATTACCATATCCTCTATCAATTACTTGTTGAATTACCGCCCAACCAATGTTTGCGTTTTCAACTACTAATAATGCATTATTATATTCGGTTGAAAGTGAAACTAAGAAATTTCCAAAATCTTTTGTATCTAATCTACCTTTGTATTCTGCAACTTGAGATGATTCTTCTATATCAATAACATGACACGCAGAATAATCTGCTGAATCTCCTCGGGCAACATCGGCTACAACCATATAAGATTTATTATAGTTTGGATATTCCCACTTCCAAAGATTTCCGTCAAACCCTGTCTTTTCCATTGGTTCTTGACAAAATGATTCTTTATAGAACATAAGAAGTTGTGGGTCAATCACAGTATCACCAGAAGAAACGAAATCACAATCACATTCTTGTGCTGCTCCTTTTACTCCTAGTAAAACTTCTTGTTCATCTCTCCATGCTTGGTCTCTTTCAGGATGTACACTCCAATGTAATCTTATTGGATTAAATGTATTTGTTTCTTCTTCAGCTCCTACCCAAGTTTTGTGAAAGAAATTTCCTACACCATTTGGAGTAGAAAGAATAATTGCATTACCACCAGTCGATAGTGTTGATTGTGCTGATACCCAAATATCTTCAATCTTATCAATAAATGCAGCTTCATCAAATACTAAAAGGGATAATGCTTCAGAACGACCAGCATCTCCAGCAGCTGATGTTGCTTTTATCTGAGAACCATTTGAATATCGAAGGGATAGTTTGTTATCTTCTACTGTGTTTTGTTTTAACCACGATGGTAAGTACTGATTCATTACACGAACCTTTGTTACAAGGTTCTTAGCAACTTCTTG